AGAAACCCCAGCGGTTGAAGCTTCTCGCCCAACAATTGCAGCACCTATTTACACTCGTCCTCGTCTTGAGTTCACAAAGGAAAAATTCCTAGAGAACACATTACGCGCACAATATTTAAATGATGATTCAGCTCGCGAGTATCTACGCGCCGCCGCCGATACAACTGACAACGCAGGTTTAATTCCTACTCGTCAACTAACTGAGGTAATCAATCCTCTTTCAAATGCTGATCGTCCATTTATTGACAGCATTTCAACAGGCGCATTACCAGATGCGGGAATGACTTTTGAAATTCCTAAATTAACTCAAGCACCAACAGTTGCAGAAACAGCCGAAGGCGCAGCACCATCTGAAACTGACCAAAACGTGTCCTTCTTGAGCGTTAGTGTTAAGAAGTACGCTGGCAGCCAGAAATTCAGCGTTGAGTTACTTGACAGGTCGTCTCCAGCATTTTTCTCAGAGTTGGTACGTCAAATGGAATTTGCTTATGCAAAGGCAACTGATGCAGCAGTAGGAAACGTAATTGCTCAAGTTGCAACAGATGGCGGAAACCGTACACTTACCGCCGCCAATATCCAAGACTTCATTTCAGATGCCGCAGTTTCCATTTATTCTGGAACTCTCGGCTTTGCTGAAAACATTGTTGTTTCACCTGAGCAATGGGGTGCATTGATGGGGTTAGTAGATGGCTCAAACAGAGCAGTCTTTACTCAAACAATCAACCCTCAAAATGCTTCAGGTAATTTGACGCCAACCAATGTGCGTGGAAATATCGGTGGTTTAAACCTACGTGTTTCACGTTATCTATCTGGCACTGGTGATGCTTCAATGATTATTCTTAATCCATCATCATTTACTTGGTATGAGTCATCAAAGTACCGTTTAGAAACCAATTTGATCTCTACTGGTCAAATTGAGGTTTCTTACTATGGCTATGGCGCAATTGCGAACAAGGTTGCTGCTGGAGCTTACAAGTGGATGGTTGCATAAACTTTCCTTAAGAGGAATAACCTGTAAAGGGGCGTTGGAAGCCTTCGCCCCTTTACTTTTAAGAAAGGCAAACAATGGCAGCTACATACGTTACTGAAGCCGAGCTTAGAGCGAATTTACAATTAGGAAATTTGTATTCGTCAGCAACGGTTGAGGAAGTCTGTCAGGCTGCCGAAAATATTATTAAAAGTTATTTGTGGTTTAATGATTACAACGTTATTGCCAGAGAGTGTACAACCACACTAGCCACAATTTATACAGATACAGTTCATGACATACAAATAGGGCAAACAGTAACGGTAGAAAATGTTGCTGCTCATTACAACGGTGGAAATAAAACGGTAACCGCTAAAACAGATTATTCAATTTCTTATGTAATATCTCATAATGCGGCAGAAACAAAAAGAAATGTTAGACCTTACGGAACGGTTGCAGCCCCAACTAATGTTGATTATGCGACGCTTCCAGAAATAAATTTGGCTACCCTTATGGTGGCAACTGAAATTTGGCAAGCCAAACAAGCTGCAAACGGTGGGGCATTAGACCCTAATTTTCAACCAAGTCCTTTTAAAATGGGTTCAACATTAATTGCAAAAGTTAGAGGCTTAATTGCGAATCACTTAGCACCCAATGGACTAATAGGCTAATGACAGTTGCCGTTACAACTCTCAGGGCTTCCATTGCGTCCGCGCTAAGTAATGCGGGGGTGTGGGACACGTTCTCTTATGTGCCAGCCACACCCACCGCCAATAGCGTTGTTCTCAGGTATGCCGACCCAATGCTTGAGCCAAGCAACAATCAATACAATGTTGGGGCAAAAGCAAACTTTACAATAACTTGCATAGTCCCAATGCTGGACAATCAAGCTTCATTGATTGCGTTAGAGGAAATGGTTTGCGCAGTATTTTTAAAACTTGTTGCGTCAAGCATTAAATTTAACATTGAAAGCGTATCTGCGCCTTCGGTATTGCAGGAAGCTCAAGAGATGATGGTTTCCACAATTAATATAAGCACACTAACAACTTGGAGTTAAAATGACACTTACAGACGAGGACATTGCCTTTCTTAAAAAGATCGGTCAAGTAACACCGCAAGACAAGCCAAAACCAACAAACACCAAGAAAGACGAGGAATAATTCATGGCAACCTTTTTAAATAACAAAGTTGGATTTAAAGTTAACTCTGTTAACTTGTCTGACCATGTAACAGCTTTCACCTTAAACCGCGTTCTTGACCAAATTGAGATCAGCGCAATGGGGGATAATTCTCACAAATTTACAACTGGGTTATCAGCGGACACCATTACCGTATCATTTCTAAATGATAATTTAGCTTCAGGTGCAGGTTCAGTAAGAGCTACACTGCAAGCCGCTTTTGGTACAACCGTTGCTTTTGAAGCAATTCAAGATACTGCCAGCGCGGTGTCCGCAACCAACCCGTTGTACAGTGGTACGATTTTGATTGATAACTTAACCGACATCAATGGCGCGGTCGCTGATATAGGCATGATGGACTTGACGTTTACATGCAATAGCAAGACAGCGTACGCAACCACTGGTACTTGGTCATAACAAAGGACTAAAATGATTAAACTTAAAATAACCAAGGCTTCAGGTGAAATTTCTGAATATGAAATTACTCCTGTTATTGAGTTCGCGTTTGAATCCCATTTTAAAAGTGGCTTTCATAAGTATTTCCGAGATGAGGAAAAACAAAGCGCGGTTTATTGGTTGGCTTGGGAAGCTGAAAGGCGCAATGGCGTAACTGTTGTGCCTTTTGGCGATAAGTATTTAGAGCAGCTTGTTAAAGTAGAAATCCTTGACGCTGACTCCCCAAATGGATAACGCGGGATTCCTTTCACTACCTTGTTGCTAGGTTAGCAATAACAACAGGACTTCCGCACCAAACGTTTATTGATATGGACAGAGATTTGTTAAAGGCGACTTTAGCGGTTCTCAAAGACGACGCAAAGGCTAGGGAAAATGCCAGCAGAAATAAAAGGTTTAATTGAGTTTAAAAAAGCTCTCAATGACTATGACCCTACCCTAGCTGCACAATTAGACGATCAAATGGCTATCGCCCTTGGTGGCATAGTTAAGAAAGCTCAAAATTATGTTCCTAGTAGTTCTCCTTTAGGCAATTGGAATTACAGACGGCGATCTGAATTTTACTTTGATGCTCAAGGTAATAGGTTAAGAAAGTTTCCTTTATTTAACTCTGCAACCGTTTCTAAGGAAATTAAATATAGTTCAACCCCACGCAGAACTAATAAACGTGGATTTAAAGCTGTTTATTACATAATTAACAAATCTGCTGCTGGTGCTATTTACGAAACAGCTGGTAGAAAGAACCCTTCAGGTCAGCCTTGGGTTGGTCGTAAAGGCGACCCACGTCAAAAAGATATTAGTCGTTCAAATAACCCTCAAGCGGGCTCAGATTTTATTCAAGCAATGGGCGAGCTAAAGCAAGGCAATATTGAAAGTTCTACAAAGCGCGGTCGTTACATGAAAGGTCGGTTGATCTTTCGGGCTTGGGCTGAGGACGGTGGCAAGGCTAATGCTGCCGCTTTAACTGCTATTTACAACGCTAACGAACAATTTAAAAAGAAACAATATTTTAGAAAGGTTTCACAATGAGTATAGTAATTGATATTGCCGCGCAATTTACAGGCAAGAAAGCATTTACTCAAGCTGAAAACGCTGCCGATAAATTGGCTAGAAACGTTAAACAAGCTCTCATTGGTGTTGGTGTTACGGCTTTCGCTAAGTCAGCCATTAGTGCGTTTGCTGCTCAAGAAAAGCAACTAGCAGTATTTAAAAACTCATTGCGTAGTATTGGATTTGAGTTCGCAACCTCAGACTCATTAGCATTTTTAAACAGTCTTAAACTTCAATTCGGCGTGGCAGATGAGCAATTAATTCCTGCGTATGAAAAACTTTTAACCTCAACTCGTAGTCTTGCCGCTTCCCAAAATCTTACCAACATTGCTTTAGACATTGCTGCTCGTCAAAACATTACGGTAACTGAGGCAGCCGACGCATTAAGCAAAGCATATTTAGGAAATACTAGGAGTTTGGGCGCATTAGGTTTAGGCATAAGCAAAACCACACTTGCTTCAGGGGACTTCGCTAAGATTCTTAAAGAGGTCACACTTGTTACGAAAGGTGCAGCTTCAGCCGCCGCAACTACCTTTGCTGGCAAATTAGCCAAATTAAAAGTTGCAGCCGATTCAGCAAAAGAAAGCATTGGCGCAGGTCTTGTTGAAGCCATTATGCGTATTAGTGGTGCAACAGATATAGACCAACTACAAACAAAGATTATTAATTTTGGTGAATCTACTTCCCAAGCTTTAATTAGAATTGGGCAGTTAATAAGAGATAACATTGTTTTGGTTAAATCTTTTGCAGCAGTCTTACTTGCTGCCTTTACAATTAATAAAATAGCTGCTTTCATAACAGCTTTAGGCACAATTGTTAAAACTGTCAAGACTTTGAGAAACGCTTTATTAGCTTCAGCAATTGCTAGAAACTTTTTGTTTAGCCCACTAGGCGCAGCTGCTATGACTGCTGGCATGTTTGCAGCAATTGGCTTAATGATTAAAGGCGTTGATGCAATTAGCGAGTCTGCAACTAAGGCAACTAACAACCTACAAAGTATGTTTGCCGCTGGCGGTTCAATGGCTGGGGGCGATCAAGGCGGTGCGGCTAAATTTGCCGAGGGTGCAGCTGCTAGAGCTGCCAAGGAAGCCAAGGCTGCCGCACTTGCCCAATTGAAAGCAACCAACGCACAAACCAAGGCAATTAAAGATCAGGCTAAACTTAAAAAGGCAAGTGGCTTGCTTGACATGGAACAAATACAAATCATGGCAGCCTTGCAGAATCAATTAACTGAGGACGAAAAACTTAGACTATCTTTACAACTTGCTTTACTTACAGAAAATGCAGCAGAGGCAGACCGTTTAAGCAATCAGTTAGCGTTATCACAATTACAAACAACAGGTTTGGCAAACGCAATTAAGAATTTACCACCTGCCTTAAATCCATTGCAAGATTATCCTTCATACATTAACAAAGCCATAACCGATATTTCTTTAATACAAGACGCATTAAATAAACTTAAAGCCCCTGTTTTAACTGTTCAAGTTAACACCGTTAATACAGGCGGTGGCGGCGGTGGTATTAGCGGCGGTGGCGGCGGCGGTGGCTCACCAATTGTTCCCGTTCCTTTTGCTGGCATACCATTAGGCGGCGACATTGGTGGAGCAGCAAAAGCTTTAGAATACGCTGCAAAAAAGAATCAAGTTACATTAAATACACAAATGCCTGATTGGCAGAGTTATCGTGCTGGAGAACGTGAAACAAAAGTGACAGTTAACGTCCAAGGCAATGTTATCTCTAACAGAGATTTAACTGATTCATTGCGTATGGGATTACTTGACTCAAGCGCGTCAGGTTCATTTACTTTGTCAAATAGAGCTACCAGAGGCGATTAATGGTTTTACCAGCGACGCTTGATATTTCTTTAGATTTCTCGTCGGGAGCTACCTTCGGTATTGGTCTTACGCTTGACGACCCTGTCAACGGTTTATTAGATACTGGTACTTTAGCTGAAACAACAACTCCATCATTAGTAGCTGATTTAACGCCAGATGCAAGACGAATAAGCATAAGACGCGGACGCAATTTAATAAGAGATACTTACGAGGCTGGAAATGCTACCGTTAGAATTTACGACCCTAACGGAAATTTTAACCCCCAAAACACCAGCTCGCCTTTTTATGGACAATTAACACCTTTAAAGAAATTAAGAATTTCTGCCGCTTATAGCGGAGTAACTTATTATTTGTTTAGCGGCTATACAACGGATTACATATATTCTTACGATCAAGGCGAGAACGTTTCCTATGTGGACATAAACGCTTCAGACGCTTTTAGGCTTTTTAACTTAGCAGCTGTAACCACAATAACAGGACAAGCCGCTGGTCAAGATACAGGCACTAGAATTGACAAGATTTTGGATACAGTAGATTTCCCTGTAAGTATGCGATCAATTTCCGTAGGAGATACTTTAACTCAAGCTGACGCTGGTAGTTCTAGGACTTCCTTATCAGCAATTAAAAACTGTGAATTCTCAGAGCAGGGGGCATATTATGTTAGCCCCTCTGGAAACGTTATATTTAAAAACAGATCAGAGGTTATAGGTAGCGCAGGTGACACTCCTATTGAGTTTAATCAAACTACTGGGATTCCTTACAAAAACGTAAAATTTGCCTTTGATGATAAATTGATTGTAAACCAAGCGAACATAACTCGTTTGGGCGGGACGACCCAAGTTTTTATTGACGCCGATAGCGTTGCGACCTACTTCCCTCACTCAATTACTAGCTCTGATCTGGTCGTTCAGACAGACGCCGAAGCAGCTAACATTGCCGCTATTTACGTCGCTTCAAGGTCAGACACAACCATTAGAATTGATGAAATGAGCGTTGACTTACTGGACTCCAATGTGCCGACTGACACGCTATTGGGCATGGATTATTTTACTAATGTTCTAATTACCAACATACAGCCTGACGGTTCTACAATTACAAAAAACCTTCAGGTTCAAGGCGTTGCTTGGGATATAACCCCTTCGTCTTGGATTGGACATTTCAGCACCCAAGAAACCTTGGTTGATGGATTTATTTTGGACGATATTTATTATGGTCAGTTAAATGACGATATACTTAGCTACTAGGGGGATAACAATATGGCAGCAGGACTAGGGTTTAAAACGTTTGCAGTTGGTGAAGTTCTTTCCGCCGCAAACGTCAACGGATATTTAATGCAGGGCGTTCTTGTTTTTGCAGACGCCGCCGCACGATCAGCCGCAATCACTTCACCTCAAGAGGGTCAAACCTCATATCTTAAGGACACCGACGTAATACAGGTGTACTCAGGTTCAGCATGGGTTACTAAGTCAGGTGGCTCATCACCTTTAACAACTAAGGGCGATCTTTATACTTACTCAACAACCGACGCAAGATTGCCAGTAGGCACAAACGGACACACACTTGTAGCGGATAGTGCGGAAGCAACTGGTCTAAAATGGGCTGCTCCTGCTGGCGGTGGGAAAGTGTTGCAGGTTGTTCAAGCAACATCTAGCACAGTAACAACAGTTGCAAGTACTACAATGACTGATAGTGGTTTAAGCGTAACGATCACTCCAACATTATCATCAAGCAAAGTTTTGATTTTAGTAAGTCAGGGCTTGCTATTAGCAAGAAATTCAGACAGAGCATTAGGTGGATGGCGTTTAATGAGGGGTGCTACTGAAATTTTAAATGGTAATGATGGTTTCTTTATTTTAGCAAATCTTGGCGGTTCTACTTATCAGACTAATATGCAGGCATATTTTGCATTAAATTATTTAGATACCCCATCAACAACATCTGCAACAACTTACAAAACACAAATAAAAGTTAGTACAACAGCCGATAATGGTAAAATACACGGTCAAGGTGAAAATGGTGTAACAAGTTCAATTATTGCTTTAGAAATAGGTGCGTAATGACATTTTATTTAGTTGATGCAATTAGATTATTAAAACCAACCGCTGAGTTTTCATTTACTGATAATGATTATTCAACAATTAAATGGGATGTACTAGAAGGAGATGCTCCTACTCAAGTAGAGATTGATGCTGCAATTGAGCAGGTCAAAGCAAATGAAATTGCGAAAGCCCAAGCAAAGGCTCAGGCTAAAGCAGTATTACTTGAACGCTTGGGTTTGACCCAAGAGGAGTTCAATACCCTCACAGCATAATCTTGAGGAATTGTGTCTAAATGAAACCATGGTTATCAAAAGCGGCTGCTCAATTACGCAATCAGGTAGATGATTCTTACGGAGATCGCCAGCGCAAAAGTGATGGGTGGATTGCTGACGATCATCACAAACGCAGAGGTAAAAGCGATCACATACCCGACGCGTCAGCCAACTTTGTTGTTAGAGCAATTGACATTGACGCTCGCCTTTCTGACGACAAACGAGCTTCAGCATATTTGGCAGATCAGATTAGACTCTACGCTAAACGTCATGGACGTATTCATTATGTAATTCATTTAGGCATGATTGCTTCGCCAATTCTAAATTACAAGTGGCGTCGCTATCGCGGATACAGTCCGCATAACCACCATTTGCACCTTTCTTTCCGCAAAGACCAAGATAATAATTCTGATTTTTTTGATATACCACTACTAGGAGGCAAGTAATGAAAATAAGTAATAAGCAAAAAGCAATATTAAAAGCATATTTTAAAGGAGTTCTTGTTTCGTTTTTAACATTTATTGCAAGCAATGAACTTGGCTTTGACCCAACAGTTTCAGTAATTCTTGCCGCCCTTGCTCACCCTGCGGTTAAAGCCTTAGATAAAGCTGATGATGATTTTGGCATAGGCAGTAAAGAGTAATGTCAGCCCTTGAGTGGGCTGGCTTCGCTGCTGGAATTACCACAACATTAATCGGAGTGCTGGCTGGCTTACGCTGGCTAGTAAAAGGTTGGCTGAACGAGCTTCGCCCCAATGGCGGGAGTTCAATGAAAGACCAGTTGACCTCATTACAACAAGAAACAACACGCCTTTCAGATCGCATTGATGAGCTGTTTATTGTCATTAGCAGGAAGTAAAATAAACCTATGGCAACAAAGCGTAAACCTAAAAAGAAAGTAGCTAAAAGACGCAGGACTACTAAAGAGCCTGTACTTACTAAGCTAGATTATTGGGCTATTGCAGCCAACGAAGTTTATATGGCTTGCCGAAAAGCAAACATGGACGAAGGCACAGCTCTAGCGTTTGCAATGGATAGGTCTAGTTATCCTGATTGGATTGTTGACACGACAGACCCAATTAAAAACCCATTAGACGACTTTGACGAGGACGAATAAATTAAGCGAATCGTTCTGATTTCAGACTTACAAATTCCATACCATGACCCAATTGCAACTAGAAACCTTGTACGCTTTATTGCAAAATGGAAACCGCACCAAGTCGCAACGGTCGGAGATGAAATTGACCTCCCTCAGCTCAGTAAATGGGAACGCGGGTTGGCGGGTGAATTCGCTGGAACACTTGACAGAGATCGCCAAATTACTAAGCAAGTCCTTTACGACTTACAGGTAACAGATATGGTCAGGTCTAACCATACAGACCGATTATGGAATTCAATCAAAACTAGGCTGCCAGCCTTTGCCTCATTACCTGAATTAAAGTTTGAAAACTGGCTTGGCTTGCCTGAGTTAGGAATTAAGTTTTGGCGTGAACCCATGCCGATTGCCCCTAATTGGATTATCCTGCATGGGGACGAAGGACAGGTATCTCAAAAAGGTGGTCAAACAGCCCTAGGATTGGCTATAAGGCATGGTAAGAGCGTGGTGTGTGGGCATACTCATCGTGGGGGTTTAGCCTCTGTTACAGCCTCGTCAGGGGGCAAAATAGGGCATACCTTGTTTGGTCTTGAAGTCGGAAATTTAATGTCGTTTTCCTCTGCAAAATATCTAAAAGGTGGCAGCGGCAATTGGCAGCAAGGGTTCGGAATTTTGTATGTAAAGAACAAGAAGGTTGCGCCTGTATTTGTGCCTATTGAAAAAGATGGCAGCTTCATAGTTGAGGGTAAAACCTATGGGTAGGCAGACCGATTACGAGCCTAGAGATATTGATGAGCAGATTGACGCTTATGATGAACTGGGGCTATTGTAACAAAAGCGTTATAGAACACGCCCAAGGCTAGGGTTGTAAATGTCAGTTGTAAGCCTCATGCTTTTCCTATCCAAGTTAACGGAACTTGGTGTAACGGAAAGGCTTTAAATGAAAACCAAACATGCTAAAAATCTAGCCAATGTACAACTTAACCCACTTGACTTTGAAAGATTAACTGAAAGTCAAATGGAGTTTAAAGGTCAAAATTGGGAAGTACAGGAATTTCGTTTTGACCAAGAAATGAATTTTAATCATGAGTATATTTTTTGGACTGAGAGCTACGCAGCTCTTGTTCTTGCTACTCACTTTCTTGACCAAGTAGGTCACACCTATTCAATCGCTTATGACAGCGCAGTTGAGATGTATTGCTTTACTACCGACTATGCAAGTTCTTGGACAAACTAATGACAATCAACGGACTAACAGTTTTGTGGTTTATGATTGCAACTGGATTGCTTTCTTGGGCTGTCAGCTTATGGCATAAGGAAATCTACAATCAGGGTTACTGGCGGGGCAGAGCGATAGGTTGGGAATCGCACCGACGATTAATCAACATACAAAAACAGTCAGATGAGGTATTTGACTATGAAAAGAACTGAGGAACTGCTCAATGAAATCCACACAACGCTTGCCGATAGAGGCAGCATTTACGGAAGTCCAGAGCAAAATCACCGACGAATTAGCGAACTCTGGTCAGGCTATTTGGACACTTACATTTCGCCTGAACAGGTCGCAATGTGCATGCTGCTCGTCAAAGTCGCACGTCTTAGTCAAACAAGTGACCATGACGACTCACTCCGAGATTTGTTTGGATACGGCATTATCTACGGAAAGATTGTTAGAGAAATGAGGGGTGAGGACGATGGCATTTAACATAAACGACTATGAAACGGTGGAGGTTCGTCTTGGAAAATTTATTGGTGAACATGCTGATTTTCGCATTTATACTGAGCTGCTTGAGTCTAGCCCTACGCGTTTCATTGTCCGCGCTTCAATATATCGTACGGAGCTTGACGCCCAGCCTTGGGCAACTGGTCTTGCTTACGAGATGGTTACGGATAGAGGCGTCAATCAAACTTCTGCATTGGAGAACTGCGAAACTTCTGCAATCGGTCGCGCTCTTGCAAACGCAGGATACGCAGCTAAAGGTAAGCGACCAAGTCAAAGCGAAATGGTTAAAGTCATTGCAGCAGAAACTCCTACCAAAAGTTTTAAAGAGAAGCTAGAACAACGCCAAAACATGTATGGCGCAGCGGGTAGCAAATCAGGTCACATAGAAACTATTTTGCGAGATAGTTTCGCAGCTGATAAAACGCCTGAACCTGTGGTGTGGTCAGTTGGTGAGGTTGTTGATGCAATAGGTAGTTCAACACCAAAACCGCCGCCTGAGTGTGAGCATGGGCATACCCTTAAGCAGGGTATTAGCAAGGGTGGAAAAACTTACTATGGCTACGTTTGCAAAGGTAACGTTAAAGAACACGCCGTTTGGGCAAAACTCTCAGCAAATGGCAGATGGTTCTTTGAAGGGACTGAGTAATGGGCGATATGGAAATGATTGACTCAACTGGAGTTAGGGCTACATTTACAGATGATGGAGTTGTACTAGATGTAGTTCCATTGTCAGAGTGTTGTGAAATGTGTAATGACCCAAGGCTAATAACCATAGATGGTATTAAAAAATGCGTTGCGTGTGGTTGCATTAACCACATTGAGCTAAACCATCATGGCTGAACCAATCCGTCAGGTTTACGGTGATGGCAGAAAAGAAAAGTTGGTGGCTGATTGGTTGGCTGCCAACTTTCGTTGGGAATTGTATCCAACACCTAGATTTTACTTTATGGACTTTCTTGTTAACCAAGTCAAAGATGGTGGCTACGCAAACTACATAGGTGGACTGGAAGTCAAATGGCTTAACAAGTCAATAAATGATGAGGTTAAGTTCCCTTTACAAAAGCTTCAAAAGATGTGGCTGACTGAGCCAGTAGATGATGAACCTCAAGCTTTTAACCGTATTTGCATTAGATATAACGACGGCGTATTGCTTGCCCCAGCTAGTGCCTTTAGGTATGGCAGACCTATTTATGGGCTAACTAGAGCTGATACAAATGAACATGACTTCAATGTTGTATTTACAGCTGCTCAGGATTTGACTAGATACATAATTAACGCTGTCATTGATGAGTGATTTAACTTGGGTATTTAAGTGTAATAAATGCGCTCAACCTATGCTTTTCCATGAATTAGCTGATTTTGATGCAGGTCAAGAACATGTAGTTGTTATGTGTGTTAAGTGTCAAAACGCAGGGGTAAAGGCTAGAATTGAGGCTATGACTGATAAATCAGTTGTCCGCTGCACAAAATGTGGGGCATGGAAACTTGAAAGCGGCAACTGTTACACATGCAAAAAGATCAATGCCCAGAGTGTCTAGGGTATAACACCAACACTATCCAAGCTGGTAGGGAGTATTTACATGACTGCAATAACTGTAAACATAAATGGGTTGAAGGTTACGGATAATCATGATATTGATTGGGTTTACCAAAACAAGCTAAGAGAACAATGGCTAAAAGATAATCCACAGGCTGTGTATATTGGTTGGACTTCAATATGAAATTTAAAGTTGTAGATCAATTTACGCACAAACTTGACAACGTCAGTACACTATCAGCAAGCGACGCGCCTTTAAGCGCGAACGCGAGCCGCTTCAGCGGATTGCTCGCGAGTTCGTTGCTGTTAGTTATTGGGGCAGCTCTTTGCTTAATGGTATTTAGCCTTTATTCTAAAACAATTGATTCCTCTTTAGCCTTATCTAAAAAGCCTGTATCTATGATTTCATTTAAAGAATACGCATTGTTAAAGATAGAGAGTAGGAAACAGTATAAATGTTTGGCTATCTTGTATGGTAAAGAGAGTGCTTGGAATCCTTTAGCTGTTGGTAACTTAGATGGTATTCATAGGGTGTATGGCATACCCCAAGGAAAGTCAGAATATCTAAGTAGAGTTGATGGTTACAAACAGATAGACTGGGGACTGTCGTATCTAGCACACAAATATAAATTAGATAATGATGGCTACATTAATGCGTGTGCTGCATTAGATCATTTCAAGAAATGGAATTGGCATTAGTAAAAAAGCATTAGGTACTGCCCGTTGGAAAAAGACTAGGTTATCTGTACTCATGCGAGATGGGTGGGTTTGCAGCTATTGTGGCACGAACCTAGATGAAACCAACGCAACAGTTGACCACATACAAAGCAGGGTTAGTGGTGGGGACATTTTCAATTTAGAGAACCTAACCTCAGCTTGTAGGCGATGCAATCAATCTAAAGGCGCACGAATAAAACCGCGTTTTTTAAGCCCTTATTCTAC